GCTCGCTCGCCTGAGCCAATGTGATCGGCTCGGCGTCAGGTTGCGCAGTGATGGAATAGTGTGGGCGCATTACTTGCCTTTTTTCTTACGTGCTGCGTTCTCGCCCTGGGGCAATTCGGCGTTTTCGATGGGTTCTTCGACCGGTTCCGTGAAAAGCTGCGCGGCCCGATTGGCGATCAGCTCACGCGCCACTTTTGGCGAAAATGAGGCGATTTGCCCTTCGGCGTATGGCTCCGCATTGGCAAAGCAGTTTTTCAACATTTTGACTGTGATTTTTCCGTCTGTTTCCATGGTGTGTGTGAGGTTGTGAAATTTTAAGGTGAGGCCCATTTTGTCGGCGGCATCGATGGCCGCGCTTCGAATGGCGTTGTAGTCTTCGGCGTGATTTTTTCTAAGTTCGGTTTTCCATGTGATCCCTGCGGCGTGTTGGCCTCCACCATCGATGCCGACAAGGTGGACCGTGTGCACTCCCATGACATGCAGGATTTGCAAGGCGCTGCACAGCGTGCCGCGTTGGATCGACAAGCACCGTGCGAGGTCTTGGCGGGTGTTTGAAAGTCGGTAATCGTCGGAATCATCGGCGAATGTGACCACTTCGCACGCGACCGACTGAGGCAAAGTGGAATCAAATTCATGAAGGCAGCGCACAGGCTGAAAAAGAATGTGATGCGATTGGTAGACAGATGCCCATTTTGCAACCCCATCGTTTGCAAATCCGTATTGGCAGTTTGGCACATGTGCAATAACATCGTTGATGGCGACCCGTAACGGTCCGGCTTGTGTGAAATCGAAAGTGGCGAACGAAGGACCTTTCCCAAATAGCCAGGCGGTTTCGCCGGCGTGCTTATTGATGAAATGAGAAAGGTCCATTCGCGTGAAAGCGGGTGAGTTTTCACGCTCACCGCTGTGATGAGATTATGCGGTCAAGGTGTCCAGCATGGCAGAGAAACTCTGAGCGCGGCGGACTCCTGCGTCATAGTAGGTATTCGCCACAAGGTGACGTTGCCCAGCTTTGGCGTCGGTAGAATCGCGCACCATCTCGAGCATGATGCCGCCCCAGTAACCAATCACGAAATCGCCGGCATTGCCGAAGAAGATCGCCGAGGCCGCCGAAGAAGATCCCTTGGTGAGGTCGGAACGGATTGCGTTCGTGACGGATGCCGCGTAACCGTTGAGCGGGGCCTCGGGTGTGCGGCTGTCCCAAACTTTTGCGGAATCGGTCGAAGCAACCTGAACAGTTTTTTTCAACTTGCCGCGCACCTTGGCGTTGGTGAAATAACGAACGCTACCTTCAAGGGCGTTGTCGATGGCCACTTCGGTTTCCAGATCAATGATATGGTCCGAGGTAGGCGCGAGGCCGTTAGTGCCACCAACTACGCTGCCGATGCCTGAAGTCCCTGCAATGCCTGTTGGCTCGCTGGTTCCGGTGCCGTGGAAGAATGCACGCTCTTTGACGGCGTTCATCGATTTGCTGATTTCGCTACCGACAAAAAGCTCGATGTTTTCGGCGGACTGAGCAAGCAATTGATCAGAAATCACCGCGTAACCTGGAAGGCGTTTCGGCGAAAGGTTCAGATCGCTGAACGTTCCGGCCACATCGCCAGCTGCTTCGTTTTCGGTTTTCTTCAATGGCGCGGAGCCTTGGAGATAACGGGGGATGTCCAGGTTATTGCGAAGGCCAGTAAGGACCAATGCACCTGCTTGTTCCAGCACGGACGAGTTGTAAAAATCGCCGAGCAATCCGCGTTTTTCAGTTCCTACCAGAGCGCCACCGTATTGGTCGGTAGTGCCTCCAGTAACGGAAAGGTTGGCGCGTTGCTCACGGATGAGCAGGGAAGGCAGCGCAAGTCCGTTGACGTTCAATCCGCTCTGACGAGCTTCTTTTTCGCCTTCTTGCATCATCTCAGCCTCAATGCCGTCAAGCGGGCTGTGATTGACGCCACGGAACGAACGATCCAAGTGCAGCACGATCCGACCGAGCGAAAAGCGCGCGATGTCGCGTTTCTCAGAGGTGGACATGTTCGGCGCAAACTTGGATTCGCGGGCGATCTGTCGCATTTCGGCGTCGATCGTTGCTTCCAAGCCTGTGATCTCGCCTTCATAGCCAGCAAGCTTGTTGAGTTCATCGCTATTCAGCGCCCGATTTTCAGCCTGGGCAGTGTCGAGCAGTTGTCGGGCTTGAGTGACCAGCCCACCACGGGTTTCTTTTAACAGTTTCAGTTTGTTCATATTATTGTGGGCAGTCTTTGGTTAAAAGCCCCAGTCGTCGCTGCCAGTGACTAAGGAGATGGTTTTCTTGAGGTGGCGGATTTTCCGCTTCACGAAATTCAGTAAGTGAGCGCACAGCTACAGAAGTATCAGAATAAGCTGGTTCAGTGACAGGGGACACATCGTAAACACGTTTGATGTTGGTCAGTGTCCGCAGATAAATCACATCATCCGTGCTGTTTTCTTTTCCGGTTTGCGACCATTTCGCCCCGTTTTCTGCAATGCTGAACGAAAAGCTTGATTGATCGATGTCGCCGCGATTGACTGACTCGAGCAAATCATTTCCTGCAGTGTTATTTGGCGCGTCAAATTCATACCACAAGCCCACTTCATCCACTCCCAGCGTCAATGTGCCTTTGCCGTCACGGCTGCGGGCAAGAATGATGTTTGGATTATGGTTAAACAATGCCCGAACATCATCAAAATTTGCATTGTCGAATGCTCCTTTGGCGATCGTTTCGCGGAATTTGTATTTTGAGTCGCGAGAAGTCAGGGGTTCAGAAACCGTGCCGAATTTTGCAGCATATCCGCGAATTGTGCGACTTGCAGCATCAGCTTGCACAGCCTTTCGAACCTCAAGCGAGGATTCTGTTACGCGAATTTCTTTGAAATCTGGATTTGTTTTCATATTCTTATTCTTCTACGGCCACAATCATGACATTGACGGCGGCGGTGTTGGCTTTGGCGTAAATGGTGCCGCTGGTCGGCGTGAACACGCTTGCTTTGCCCGCAGCGATTTTGAGTTTAAAAACGGTCAAGCCCGAATCACCGCCGATCTCGATGTAATTCGTGGCGTCAAGGTTCTGAATCATGAGCTGTTGTGGCGCTCCGGTGATGTCGCCAAGGTTCAGCGTCTCGGCAGTCGTGCCGATTGTTTGCGTGGCCTGCGTCATGTCAGCACCGGCCATATTGAACCGGCCCGAGACAGTTTGCCCCACGTTCGCGCCCGATTTGGTCGCTTTGAGATTCAGTGAAAAATATCCTTCGTTTGCCATAATTACACGGGGGCGGTTTGTTGTTGTTGCTGTTGTTGGGCGATGGTCGGATTTTCAAAATCATCGCCACCATCGCGGTTCATGTAGCCAAGCTCCGAACGAACTTCATTCGCGGAAAGCACTTTTATTTCACGCATGACTTTGAAGAAATTTGCGCGGGATTCTAGGGCCACGTTGGCAAGCTCATTGCGGTCAAATTCGTAGTAGTAGCCTTGACGGATTTCGTCAGTAGTCAGCAGAGTAAACGCAAGTGATTCCTCCCATCCGCGCAAGTGTGAATCGATGCAGAAATTCAGGAATCCAAGTGTTTGCTGTTCAATCCCCGTACCCCAATTCGATGCGGTAGAATCACCGATCATAAAAGGCGGGATATTGTAGATCCGTGCAATTTCCTGCAGCTCGAAACGGCGGCTTTCAATGAATTCGGCATCGACCATGCTCATTCCATTGGTCTGCTTAAAATCAAACGTGCCGTTGATGATCGGCATCCGTCCGGAATTGTGCGCGCCCCCGTAGTTTTGCTCCCATTGCAAGCGTGCATCATCGATGATCTCTTTTTTCAGAACGCTTTGCGTGGTAAGAAACCCAGGGAAACGAGCGCCATTTTTCATCAGGGTTCCCGCCGCAAGTGTTTGGGCCATGGATGTTCCAATTGATTCGCGCAAAAGCGTGATCGGCGACAATCCGCGCACGCCGTCTTTGGAAAGTTGGCGCACGTGAACAATATCGGACCGATTGAAAATGCCCGATTCGTCTTTGATCTCGTAAGCGACAAATTTTTTGCCGTTGGCGCGCTTGATCAATTTCGGCTCGATTTCAGAGGGTGCAAGCCATTGCAGTTCACCAGGGCGAAAAGAGGAATCGCGGAAAACGCGGGCGTATCCGTTGCCGCCGAGGCCCTTGCCTGTTTCCATGAGTTGCCGTAACTCAAATGAGGTGTGAAGGTCACCTGGAAGGGTGATCACATCGATGGCGGGCCGATTCTTGACCTCTTCGGGTCCTTTGGCCGTTGGCCGGTAAAGGTAGATCGGCAGCTTTGCGATCATGTTCGCAAATAGCGAAACGCACGCCGTGACTGCCGCGACCGTCAGCGAATTGTTTTCGTTGACGTTTGCCCCGCTCGAGGAAGGATTTCCCAGAATCTGAATGATCCGCCCATGTTTCAAGTCGCCGACCTCTTCATGTGTTGAGCGTTTTTCGGGCAAATTGCGCCCGATGGGCTCCAATCGCGTCACTGGTTCGGCGCTCGGGACATCACGACCCGAGCGCCTTGCAGTATCTTCACGATTGAAAAAACTCAGACGCACAAACGCAAATTATCTTAATGCAATCAAATTGCAATAGTAAATCTTGTGCAATAGTGAAAATTTCACTTAAAAATTGAAAAATGTGGTTTCATCCCCTGATTTGTCACGCAACATCGCCCGCCCCAGCGCCATGATCGTGCCGACAACGGGGTCTATTTTGTTCGTCGGGCTCTCTTTATTGGGGAAAACGTTGTCCTTTTTGTCGATTTTCCCCGTAGTATTGGAGATTGCCCACGCCAAAACGGGGTCGCCGCAATGAATGATCCGGCCCGATCGAATCAACGCATCCAGTTCTTTCATCGGTTCGGACATAGTGAGGACCGTGTTTCTGTATTCCACCATCGGAATTCCTTCTTTTTCCAGTGCCGGAAACACACCCCATGCGCGGTTTGGGTCGCTCGGCATTTCTTCGACCTTGTAGTCCTTGCAAAATGTCAAGACGTCCTCCTTGAAGTGGTCAAGGTCCGTCACCTCTTCGCCCGCCGTCTCGATCCATCCCGCGATGTGCCAATTTCGATAGTGCTGATTCTCTGGCAAGTTCAATGTCGCCTCGGGTATGTAGTATTTTCCGAAAAGTGCATATCGATCATTCGGCAAGCAAAACAATTGCATCAGCGCTACCAAGTCGTGCTTGGACGCAAGGTCTCCCGAGAGGTAGCAAGGAAATTCCTTGTAATCAGCCCGCTTGATTTTCCGCCCAAGTTTGTTCCATTCGGCAAGATTGAAAAACGCCTCTTTCACGCTCACCCACAAATTCAAGTGTTTGGTCTTGAATGACCCTTGACGGCTTGCCCGTTGCTGGGCTGATTTCATGTCGGCCATCATCGCGATCGGTTCGATCGAAACGCCCCAATTGGGATTTGCCTTCATCAACGCTTCCTTGCAATCCCAGCGGTCGCCCTGGTCAATCGTGTAAATGATGCAGAATGTCGTTTCGTCTTCAAACCCGTTTGCACATTCAAGGATCTTCTCGCAGTTCTGCCAGTCCTCTCGACACGGCCCACTCACATCGGCTCCCGCCGTCGAGATCACCATCGAAAGCGGTTGCTCCCTCGCCCCCATGCCTGTCTCCATCGTGTCGAGCTGGTCACTGGTCGAATGCTCATGGTATTCATCCGTGATCGCACAGTGCGGCGAGTCACCGTCACCAGGCTTGCCAATGATCGGCTTGAAGATCGACCCGTCCAATTCCTTCACCAACGTTTGCGCGTTGACCGTCACCCCGCAAGCCTTGGGCAAATTCGGGCACAGCTTCGCCATCTGTCGAGCCGGTTCGAACACTTTCCACGCTTGCGCCTCGCTGGTCGCCCCAGCGTAAACTTCGGCGCCTGGTTCCCCGTCTCGAGCAAACATCCACCAACCCACGGCCGAGGCAATAAACGATTTCCCGTTTTTCCGAGGCACATAAATGCGGGCCTTGCGAAATCGCCGCTTGCCTGTTTTCTTATGGACCCACCCAAAAATCGAAACAAAAATGAACGCTTGCCAAGGCTGTAATTTCAGCGTTTGCCGTTTCCGCGTAACCGGATCAAGCCGCGCCCACTTACCCTTGACATGCGGCAGCTTTTCAAAGAACCGACAAACCTTGTCGCCAAGCTCAGGATCAAACCGATACGGGTAGGCCTTCGTGATCGAGCTCGCAATGTTTTTCTTGTGCCGCTCACAAGCCAACTTCACCCACTTGCAAGCCGGAATTTTTTCACTGAGAACATCCGCCACATACTTTTCCGCCGCCTCCACATGAACGAGCTTCGGTTGCTTCGGTTTTGGTTTTCTCGCCGCCATGGCGTTTAGTCCATATCAAATTCGTTAACCTCTTCTTTTTTGACACCCGTGAGCTTGCCGATCGTGGTAGGTGTCAACCCCAGCGAACACAAATATTTGTAAGCAATCGTTTGCGCTCCCAGTTTGATCGTCCAAGATGGATTTTTGATTTCCCCCCGTTCCGTAATGCTGATGTGCCCACGCTCCAGCAAGTCAGCCCCAGCAATTTCAATATCACCGATGGCATCCGCCGCAATCGTGATCACCTCCGCATAAGTCGGCGACAACAAACCCAAGTGATCGATCTCCGCACAGATCCTCTCAAATGCTTTTAGCGCTTGAGGCGTAAGGTCCCGAGTCGGCAAAACCTTCCCCGTTTT